CATATACATCCACATCGGGGTTTACCTTGAGTGTACTGAGTAGCCTAGCACCCTTGTGCTTGGACGCTTTCACATCATAACGCTTTCCACTCGCCATCACCCCATCCGCAGACCCACTCCTTAGAGTAAGGCCAAGATCGGGAAATGTATTCATCTGCTTGGCAAATCCATACTCCGCCATCATGCCCATCACATCCGCTTCCGCACCATCGTGGTTTCCCATCTTCGCATCACGCACCCCGTTACCACGGGCAATGAGGCTACGCATCCGTCCAACCATTTGACAGACCTGTACCTCATCGGGCTGGAGGGTAAGGATCATCCCCTCGCTTGTATCTCCATCCCTATGATGATCGCTTCTTCGAGCGTTTGGCACGGGATTTCTTCTTTACCGATTGCCCATCCCTCTTGATCCGTTCCAATGTCTCTTGGGATAATTTCAAGCATGGGGGACCCAACTTTCTCAAGTCGCACCGTGGTAATTCTTGTACTGATTCGGGAATCGCTCTTCCGTACTTTTTCCAAAAGATCGGATTCCAACCCGGTGGTACTCGCTGGCTCACTTGTCATCTTTGAGCTTTTTAATCTCCGCCTTTAAATCTGCGATCTCTTCGCGGAGTTCCTGGTTGACCTTGATTAAACGACTGACCCATTGTGGCCAACTCTCCAAAGTTTTACCCGTAGACTTATATACATTCATTCTTCTTCCTCCTCCTCAAACTCAATCTCGAAATCAAACTCAGCTACCTCGCGTTCCAGCCAATCGTTAATTCCAAGCATTACCGCTTTTGCGATATTTATCTCATCCAAGTCGCATTCCGCGTCCCAACGATAAAGTAAGACCTTAGTCTCGTGTATTATTTGGTCCCTTGGGTCTTGCATAATTCATATAGTCAGAAATAGACCTACCTGCGGGTATCTGCCTAAATTTATCTGATCGAGTGACTAGTATATTCCCGTCCTTATCCTTGAGGTTCTTGCCACTAGAATCCCGATAAGTTCTAATAAGTTGTGTATTACTCCAAAATTTATGCCATCCATTGTTGACCTCCTCATATGTTGGCCAATTAAGAAAGAAGTGATCCCAATCAGATACCTCAAATGTATCATCGTTTTGCATTATAAAAACAGAGCTACCCCTCCCGCCGAGTGACGCGGAGGTGTCCCATACGGTTTCTGTTGTCCTGGCGCGGTAATACCGCCCACCGAAAGGTAGCCCTTAAAGTTGTTCATTTGTCCGTGTTAAAGTCATTGCCATCTGCACGACAAATTAAGTTGTTTATTAAAAATGCAGATAATGATTGGCAAATTACTCATCTCCAACCTCCATATATTGGTTAATTAAATCGGAATGAAATCCCACGCCCACCAGCAGTACGCGGATTGCTCTGAGCGTCTGCCCAATGTCGCTCCCTTCGGGGATCTCTGCGGATAGAGTAACCTCGCAATGACTAATCGTTATCTTCATTCATCTTCCTCCAAAGTGATTTCCACGCTATTTCTGCTGTTTGTGGGACGACTCCGTTCCCCAGGAGCCTAAGTCTGTCCACCCGATGGGTAAGCCCATCAACTGCTCCACCCAATTCGGATTGAGCTTCGGTGACCCGTGGTTCTTCCCACTCGTACTGCTCTTCTCCGGGGCGGGCGGGCCAGCGTGTTTTGCATAAATATCGCAAGTCTTCTTGTCCACTTGCTCTCGTAGATTGCTCGGACGCTTTCTTCCCTTTCTCGCTCCGCTCGCGATCTTCTCCACTCCCTCCGCTGATCGAGTCTCCATATAATCCATCGTGTTTGGTGTCGCCCAATTCTGAACATCCTCCCTCAAGTTCCGACAACCGCCCTTCTTTGCCTTCTCGCTCAACTCGCTCCGTTTGCGTACTTGATTGATGCGATCCCCGTCCGTGCCTTGCGGTGTCGCCCAATTCTTCTTCGCTTCCTCCGCCAATATCTTGCCCCCCGTTCCGGGCTTGCGACTGCCGGGGTTCCCGGCTCGCGGTGTGGGCCAATTGTCCATTACTTTCGTGGTTAGCCACTTTTGTGAGCCTTTCGCATTTGGGTTGTCCCGATGTCGATTTGCTTTCTCCTCCGAGGCTTGCGGTGTGGGCCAAGATGAACACTCGGATGCGTTGGTGAGGCGCGCCTGTTTCCTCCGCCGAGAACAGTCCGAACTCCGTTCGGTAACCATCTTCTTCCAAATCGGACAGGACTCGCCATAGCCCCATCGTGGTGTGGCCTCGGACATTTTCAAAGAAGCACCAAACAGGTCTAATTGCCCGGACATGCTTTCGGATGTATGGCCATAAGTGCCTTGGGTCTTCTTCTCCTTTTCGCTTCCCCGCACTACTGAAGGGCTGACAGGGATATCCTCCAATGAGTCCGTGAATTTTTCCTCGAAATATTTCTGCTGGGAAGGTTTTAAGATCCGAGTAGATAGGTGCGTTATCCATCCTCCCTTCTTCAGTCTTCGCAAGAATGTTTGCTTGGACGAAGGCTTCGATCTCCACATTGCAGACTGTTCTAACATCCACGCCCGCTCGTCTAATCCCAAGTTCAATCCCTCCGTATCCGGTACAAAAGCTGATAATGTTTTGGGTACTATCCACATTCTTTTCCCTCCATCTCCTTTACCGCATTCTCAATTCCCTCACGCATTGCGATATTCACATAATCCTCGTCTGTGGCACTCTCCTTACCCCACTTTACCAGCATGGCATGGGTATCGTCATCCACCTCTAAGTCCATTTCCACATACTCAATATCACGGGTGTCCGTAATGCGGATGATAGGTAAATTATCTATGCGATCTCCCATACCCCGTGATCCTCACCTCTTACTCTTATCTCATCCCCGACATAATACTTACCAGGTTTGCAACGAACCTTACCATGTGTCCCATCACGGAACTCTATTAACCGTAAAAATTTATTCTGTGGAATAGCATAGACCTTAGCCATCCGAGCCTCTCCAACCTCTTCCCTGACCACAACCCTGGGCTTCTTTGCCTCCTCGATCATAGCGTCAACCTCAGCAATCTCTTCCTCTACAACCTTCTCGCCATTCAATTCACGCAACTTGCGCTCCATCTTGTACGATATTCGGTTTCCATGAACACATGTACGCATAGTACTACGCTTAATTCCCATCATCTTGGAAAATTCATCCCGACTAATTCCAACCTTTCTCAAGATTGCCATGCACTCCTTACCACCCATTCGTTCCGCCATAACTCCCTTTTGTAGTTTTTTGTAGCCTAGTCAAATAAAATAATATAAAAACTGCTACATGCCGAAAGGAATGCCCAAGAAACTCAAACCCTTTAACGATAAATTAAAGGATAAAGTATTAACTTCCGCCGCCCGTATCGCGGCCCGTCAATCTAGTGCAAAGGAGGAAGCAAAGAATATGGAACTAACCACACGCCAGGAAGAAGATAGATTACGAGTACATAACGCCCTGAGGTTCGGCATGAAGATGACAGAGCAACAATTCCTCACAGAAGTACAAAAGAAGCTCCAGCACATGGTCGCAGATTCACTAAACGATCTGCACGATTCAATAGATCAAATACCTCCACAGAATAAAGCCTATGCCGTGGGTATGCTCTTCGATAAACTTATGACCATATCCGGTAGGCCCACAAACATTACCGCATCTGCCAATGTAAAACTAGGATCTTCCGATATGTCACCCAATCAAGTACGAGATATCCTTAAAAAAGGAGTCAAGAACCTACCAAAGGATGCATCCACAGAAAAAGTCATCGATATAGAAGACGCACAAACCACAGAAGTACATGAGGAAGTCGATACTCGGACCGAAGATTGATGCCCTACGACTCCAGGGACTATCCTATAGAGATATACAAAATACTCTTGGATGTGCAAAGTCCACGATTGCTTACCATCTCGGAAAAGGACAGAAGGAAAAAACTAAGAAGCGTAGAGCAAATGTATCCCCCTCAACCTATATCCATGTAAAACGAGTAAACTGTTTCCAGAATCCAATCATTCGGAAGCAAAAGAAGTTAAATCCAAAAACCTCATTCACTAAAAGGGAAATGACTAAATCAATCTCAGATAAATCATCACGCTTCCAACGCTCTTCCGCATTCAATTACAAAGATGTATATGCAAAGTATGGTGACCACTTCCAATGCGCACTAACAGGAAGACCACTTTCATGGAATGAACCACATACCTACGAATACGACCATATACTCCCCGTAGCTCGTGGAGGGAACTCGTGCATAGAGAATTTACAAATCGTCTGTACGGACGCAAATAGAGCAAAGAATGATATGACCGAGGACGAGTTCCTAGACCTTTGCAAAGAAATAGTACTACATGCCGGATATAAGGTCTATAAGCCCTCCGGTTCACACCACTCCAATAAACACCTCTAGCGGACTACACAAGGCTACAGGATCGAGGATCGATCAGCGAGCCAGGCTAGTACACTAACCACGGGTTACGCGGGACAAAGGGGGCCGCATTCGCGGGGGGAGCGTTATGGCGAAAAATTTCGTGGGGGGTGTTATGATAATATAGAAAAACGCGCGGACGCGCACGCACCCCCGCCCCCCCGCCCAGGACGCGCAAGATTTAGACGCGCGGATCGCTAGCAGGAGACTTTAAATCTATTGCTATTCCCTTTATTTAAAGCGATTGGGGGGCATAGAACGCGGAAAAGCTTGGAATCGATGGCGAGGAAATAGTGATGGCGAGGGAATCCGCGATGGCGTGGAACATATCATCGTATCATGATGCGTTGATGCGTTGATTGCGGACTGAAAAAACTCATGGCAGAGTAGAAATGAATCGAAAGCGTGTTCTCGTATCGCATCAATTCGCGTTCCGATTTGCTCGCCATCTTGTGCCATCGATTGCCTCGATTCGCGTCTCAATCGATCCATATCTCGTGGATTGGATTGTCGTCCAGTCTGCGCCATTCGGTTGATCCTTTGCCATGAAATGGCACTTGATCCGCGTACCGCGTAGGGTGGAACGCTAGTATTTAAGAGGGTAAGAGCAGAAAGTGTATTTGCGTGTAAAGTTTTTCTTGTTTTTGCGCCTTTGGTAGTGTAATGTAGTTTTCAGTTCGCGATGATGCGGATGATAACAAAAGGATTATTACGATGAAAATATTAACAAGCGGGAACGCTAAAATAGTAAAAGGTGAGAAGTTCGGATACATGACGCAAGGAATCCATTTTGCACCAAGTGATGTAAGCGGATACAATGTTTGTCCAAGCGCTTCCAAGGGTTGCGCATTGGCTTGTTTAAACACAAGCGGACGCGGACGCATGAAAAGCATTCAAGATTCAAGAATCAAAAAGACTCGTTCTTTCTTTTCTGACAAACAAGGATTTCTTTGCAATCTAGTAAAGGAAATTGAAAGCGCTTGCAAACGAGCGGACAAGAAAGGTTTGCGTCCATGCTTTCGTTTGAATCTCACAAGCGATTTACCTTGGGAGAATATTCGTTGCAACGATGGACAGAATATATTTGAGAAATTCCCTCAAGTTACCTTTTACGATTATACAAAAGTATTTAAGCGGATGGAAAACTATCTTAATGGTGAGATGCCAAGAAATTACCATCTTACCTTCTCGCGGAGTGAATCCAATGATCAACAAGCGCGTCTTGTTTTAGCAATGGGTGGAAATGTCGCGGTAGTTTTCCGCAATGAATTACCCAAGCAATGGGAAGCGAGAAAGGTAATTGACGGAGACGAATCCGATTTGCGTTTTAATGATCCGCAAGGATGCGTTGTCGGATTAGTGGAAAAGGGCGATGCTAAGAAAGATTCAAGCGGATTCGTTGTATCAGTATAAACTACAAAAGGAGACAAAAGAAATGGCATTCTTCCAACTAATAGCAATCTTTTGGGGTCCCTACTTGCTCGTTGGGGCGTGGATCAAACTTAAACAACTTATTGAAAGGAAATAGAGAAATGGAATTTATGAGTAAAAACGAAAAAGCGGTTTCCGCATTTATAGAGGGAAAGACAATGGACGAAGTAAAACAAGCGATTCGCGATTTAGCGGAAAGCGCTTGGAATGCTTCATTTCTGCACATTCAAAACGCTCTCAGCGTGGAGAGTGGAGACTTTGCCTCATATATTTTGGGCGGAGAAAAGTTTAATTTCTCAAAGGATTCGCAAATCGCTTGGTTGGAATATTACGCATCAAGAGAGATCAAAGAAACATTGGAAAGGTGGGATTGTTGCGATGCGTCCATTGAACAAATGAAACATGCATGCGAGGTTTGCGAGGTAATCTCATTCGCATTCCCATGTCCACAAGATTAAGAGAAATGAGCTACAAGAAAGAACATCCCGATTGGATCGCACCAAGTGATTTTCGCTTGGATGAATTAGAGAAATTAGGTTTCGAGGATATTTCATGGCATAATGATTCTTTCCCTTTTTGGGGGCATTACACTCATGGTTTTACACTTGGCGTAGATTACATTGAAAGTATGAGTGATCATCCAAGCGAATCATTTAATGATGAATTTGAGCGTTACCATTTATGGAAGCGTGAACTAAGCGAAGGCGAGAAAGAGCATGAATGTTTGCACGATGACAAGGAGCATATCATCTCATCCAATACTTTCGCGGATATCATCAAAGCAATAAAGGAGAAACAAGCATGAACGATTTAGTAAAACTCACAATAGATTATGGCGATGGTCACTACAAAGAAATTGAGACAATGGTAGTCACCAAGGAGAGCAACGCATACGCAACCATGCTCGCATATGCGGAGCAGAACGACTACGCAATCGCGGAAGAGCCATATCACAACGAGAAACACATGCAATGGGTATTGCGTGGAATTTTATCCACTAATGAATGGGAAAATATCGATATTCTTGCAGATGAGTATGACCTCGTGAAACAAACTTTGCGGGCAGACAATATTGATACACATGAATCACATGGTTTGGATGTTGATCCAACCCCAAGCGATAGTGAAATCAAGGATGCATTATTTAGTAATATTGATGCGAGTGTTGAAGATTATCGCAATCAAGTTTGGAGTGCGATCAACCAATATATCGAGAAGGAGAACGCATGAGGCACGCAAGCGACATTTTCCCGCAAGCATTGGCGGAGCTACTCGCGATTGGCGAGAAAGCACGCAAGCAACGAGAAACGCGGGCAAAGGATACAATGCAACGCGATACGAGGAACGGTGGCCGTGAAACGGCCCGCGTAGTGCGTAAACGAGTAAGGCAGACGGAACTACAATTTAACTAAATAACAAAAGGAGAAAGATAGAGATGAAATATGATGATGACCTAACAATAGAAGAGTTGAAAAAAATGCTAAATGAAAGAGCGAATATCCAAGTAGCTAAAGCATGGGATAACTCAAACGAACCAACGCAGTTCTTTTATGACTTTGCGGATTTACGGGTGGATGGTTTTCATCCGCAAAGTGATTCGCTTAGAGATATCTTTGAAGACCGAATGGATACAATTTTAAAGGAGAACGCATAATGGAAACCACAAAAGAGAAACGCGCCACATTCACGCCAGGACCTTGGTATTTATATCTAGCGCACAAAGATGTAAATCGACACATTTCGTGCAAAGACGGAAACACAATCGCGAAAGAAGTGCATCACGCAAACGCGCGATTGATCGCGGCGGCTCCGGCGATGTATGAAATGTGCAAGCTATTCGAGGAATGTATGGAAAATATCGATAACCTAGAGGACCATGACGCGAGCTATGAACTTGCAAAGGTCCGCGAGGTTCTCGCCAAAGTAGAGGGGGGTGAGGGATGAGTGAGGAAGAAAAACTAGAAACAAGAATGATTTCAATGAA